TCTGCTTCACCTTGGTGTACTAACTGAATACGAACAGAATAGTCATCAATATTAGTTCCAAGATAAGATGATACTAGAGAAACACTAGCAGATGATCCAGGTGTTAGTCCAGCAACCTCAACAACATCTTCTTGTGCTCTAGTACCATCACCATAGACGTACATAACGTCTGGTGTTGCATCATCTAGTGGTGTAAATGGGAATGGATCAGGAGCAAAGTCTTCTGGAACTGTAGAGATATACCAGATTGTTTGCTGATCACCAATCTGAACCGTTACACTCTGCGTTGTATCCCACGCCGAAGGTGCTTTAAACTTCAGGCGAATAGTTTGCCCTTCGCTTACATATACTGGTGTAGTTCCGAACGAAAAGGTCATTTAACGCAAGCAATGGTCACGATTTCTGTAGTATTTATCAGATCTCTCTGACCTCAATGTATGTTCCACTGTTTTCAATTTCAACCTGAATAGGATAATCAGATTTGACCTCCACAGGTATATCAATCTCCTCAATTAAAAGTTGATCAGTTGTTACTTCTACATCAGGAGTAATAACTGGTGATTCATCACGCAATTTATCTTCAGATGATGGAATCTGTATAGCATTGGGTGTTTGATCGATATTGATAGGTACAGTGACAACATCTACATCAGTCAATCCACCGCTACCAATTCCAGTTAGTGAGTATTGTATAGAAGCAGGTCCTCTATCATGATAAGTAACTAAATGAGTGTAAGAAGCATTTGCGGAATTTCCTGCTCCAAGATCAACAGGACTGACAGACGGAGTAGTTACATTGCCGTCAAGATCTGTCTCCTGTATGTATAGCAAATATGATGCTGTTGCTCTAGACATCTCATGGGAGAGTGTTATGTTATCTCCATAAGATACTGCCAGAGGACCATTAAGAGAAACTGATGGTGGATCTATTACAGTAACGGTAACTGTTGCGCTAGCAGCTCCACCAGGACCATCGGCAGCCAAAGTATATGTGGTGGTAGTTGTTGGAGAAATAGTAGCTTGAGAAACTATATTAGTAGATCCAATTTCAGGACTGATGGTCACTGTGCTTACACTACCACTTACACTCCAACGTAATATTGTGGTATCTAATCTAACAATCTCACTATCATCCACAGTAAATGAAATACTTGGTGGTGTATACACCGTGAGAGTTCTACTTACACTCGCAGATGTATATCCATAATAGTTTCCAGTAAGTGTATATGTTGTTGTAGAACTAGGAGATACATTAACACTACCAGAACTAGCAACTGTGCCAATATTTGTAATTGACTGTGATGTAGAATTAAATGTACTCCACGATAGCGATGCACTCTGCCCCTGAATGATTGAATCAGGACTCAAGCTTAACGAAACAGTTGGATTTGGGTATGTACAACTACCATCATTATTTGTAGCACTAGAATTGTAGTTACTAGCATTAGGATCAGTACATCCATAAACAATATAGGTACATCCAGTGCTTGGTTGATTTGCGTATGGATTGAAGTTGGTAGCATTAGGATCTTTGCATCCATAGACAGGAATTGGTGAATACCACGCAACACCTTCATAGATATATCCACTAGGTGTATTACTGCTCGTTTTATACTTGTGGTCACCAGTGCTGGGATTATAAAATCTGTAAACTGGTTCACGATAAGCTCCGTTCTGTGTATATGCAACTCCAATAATACCTTCTAATACGTAAGCACTACTAGGGAGACTAGACCCAAACTTAAATAAGTGATCTACAATCGAGTCGCTATAAAATCTGTAAATGTATCCTACTGATTGACCATTTGGGATACCTGGTACGGTAGCAGACATGAACAGTTTCCATACATTACTAGCAACAAAGTTGTATGCACCCAAGCTCTCTCCACCAGGATTTGAGGTGTAAAACGTATCACCACCCCGCTGATTTGCTTGGTCATAAGGGTAGAAAAACGAATCGAAGGTGTGCAGGTTGCCCATTGCGCCCATGGTTAGATCTCCCTAATATCTTGGAATGTACCGCTATCATCTATCTCAACCTGAATAGGTTGATCTGCTTTGATCTCAACAGGAACATCAATATCATCGATCAAAATCTGTTGTGACGTTACTTCTGCATCAGGTGTGATAACTGGTTGCTCATCAAGAAGTTTATCTTCGGATGCAGGAATATCAATAGCATCAGGCGTTCTGTCAACATTGATGAATGCATCAAAAGTAGCAGTATCGTTCAATCCCGCTTCACCAACGGCATACAACTGGAACTGAACAACATCTGGTCCAAAATCATCATAATCTGGAGAGAACAGTAAGTTTCCAGATGTATTTTGACCTGTCGGTAAATTTTCCACCAATGTCCAGTTTGGTTCAGGATTTCCCTGACTAACATACTTTCTCAACAACTGCAATGAAGTAACAGCATTATCTGCATTAAATGTCAACGTTATATCATCACCATAGTCAGTAGATAGTGGTCCAGTCAAGGAAACTTCAGGTGGATATACAACCTCAACAGTAAGTTGTTCAGTATCTGTACCACCAAGACCACTAGCAACAGCAGTATATGTAGTGTCTTGTGATGGTTGTATAAGTTGAGTGCCAGAAAGGTTGGTGCCACCAATACCAGGATTGATGCTCATTGTATCAGCATCGCCAGTAACACTCCACGTTAAAGTAGCAGTATCTCCACCAACAATTTGAGATTTGTCAACACTGAAACTAATTTGCGGTGGGATATGGACATCAATGGCAACACTCTTTGCAACCGTTCCACCAGGACCAGTAGCAGTTATTGTGTAAGTGATATCACCACCTGGTAGTATCGTAGCAGATCCAGATGTATTCACATTTCCAACGTCAGTAATGTTGACCGAATTCACAGTACCAGATACACTCCAGTTTAACTGAAAAGTATTGCCAAGAACCAATGTGCTGGGGCTAGCAGTAAACGTATCAATCGATGGTGGTGGATTTACATAAGAAAGAACTGCATATCCATTACCAAAGTTTCCATAACCACTGTTAGTAATCCAACCAATATCTCCATTATTATACCAACCAGAGTTACCACCAATACCACCATATCCATTGCTAGTTTGAGCACCACCCAAACTTCCTGCACCACCACTAGTGGATCCTCCACCACCGCCACCACGGTGACCAGCAGGAGCAGATTGTCCAGTTCTCCACGAGGGTGAGCCGCTAGTTGCACCACCACCAATACCACGACCAGCAGTGTAATATCCACTGATACCAGTATCCTGACCGAATCTACCAGCACCGCCGCCACCACCTACCCAGGCAGTATATCTACCAAGCCAGCTATCGTATACAGCAGTAGCCCCGCCACCGCCTCCACCAGATCTATGTCCATTACCACCACCAGCGAGAGGGGAAGAACCACCACTGCCACCAGGATTCTGGGGTCCTACTCCATTGCCACCTTGCCCACCAATGTAAAATGTTAGATTGTATGAACCACTTCTTGGTGCGATAGTGAAGTTACCAGCTCTACCAAATCCACCTCTACTATGATTCCACAGACTACCATCAGAAGGCGATTTAGATCCACCACCACTACCAGCGGCAATAGTAAAGGTAACATTAGTGGCACCTGCTGGGACAAACCAAGTTACCTGCCCAGGACTATATCTACTCTGTGTTACTGTCATAGTTCTTGTACGTTATACCAAACGTTGGAATTATCAATCTCGACCTGAATTGGGTAATCAGCTTTTACCTCTACAGGAATATCTATATCCTCAATTACAATTTGTTCACTAACTACCTCAACATCAGGCGTAATAACTGGTTCTTCGTCACGTAATTTATCTTCTGTTGATGGAATATCAATAGCATTTGGAGTCTGATCAATATTAACAGGTACGTTAGCTTGTCTTATTGTTTGTAGTCCACCTTGCCCATTGGCAGTCATTGTGACCAGAATTGATTGTGGTCCTCTATTGCCCCACGTTGGTGTATATGTATATACACTACCATCAGTTGTAGCAGTATCGGTGAAGAAATCATCACTGTTGTCTAGATCTCTCTGTGTTATTGACACATCTATACTCAATGCATTTACTGCTTCGTATGAAAAATCAACAGTAGATTGACCATAAGGTATTACAAGAGGACCAGTTAACTCTAGTTCTGGTGGTTGAATGACAGTTAAAGTAATCTGTTCAGTATCTGTACCACCAGGTCCACTAGCGGTAAGAGTATAGGTAGTGTCTTGTGTTGGTGTTACTGCTTGAGCACCAGACAAATTAGTTGCACCAATACTAGGAGTAATAGTCATGGTAGAAGCATCACCAGTAGTGGTCCACCGTAATGTGGTGGTCTCTCCCTGAATAATCGGATTATTATCTAATGATACCGTAATTTGTGGTGGTATCAGTACCGTGACTGTACGCTGCGTTTGTCTACTTCCATTTGCCCACGTAACAGTATAGAAATATGTTGTCGTCTCTATTGGCGTAACAACAGCACTTCCAGATGTATTTACAGCACCAGGCACAGGATCAACGGTAGCTTCTTGTATATACTGCGAATCGCTAGAAGACCAAGATAGCGTAGTGCTACTACCCAAAATAATACTGGATGGACTAGCGTCAAGATTTAGTATTGGATTGACAACTATGCAACTACCATCATCAAGATCTGCGCTAGGATTGTAGTTAATCGCGCCAGAATTAGTACAACCATAGATGGCAATTGGACCTTGAAACTGACTATTATTAATAAATTGTCCACCACTGACATATATGATCATGTCATTGAAGTCACCATCAGCGCCAGCTCCTTGTCTATCATCTAAACCTAAAGTCTGACTATTCAATCTTCTCATAGCAACATTGCCAGGACCACTACCATTAGCAGATAGATTAAATACCTGATTCCACCCAACATTCGCAGTTCTACTACCACTATTGGGACCAATAGTTCCACCAGGCATACCATATAGGTAGTTACTATCGCCTGCGTTTCTAGACCATGAAATACTAACCTGTGGCATTAGATCTCCCTCACATTATACCAAACGTCATCATTCTCGATTTCAACTTGAATAGGATAATCAGACTTAATCTCAACAGGGATGTCAATATCCTCAACTACAATCTGTTCTGTCGTAACCTCAACGTTAGGCGTGACAACAGGTTCTTCATCTCTCAACTTATCTTCAGTTGAGGGAATATCAATAGCATTAGGAGTCTGGTCAATATTGACAGGAATTACTTCTACTTCTTGTGCTAGCAGTCCACCATATCCATTGGCAGTGAAAGTAATTGACACCGACGATGGTCCAAAGTTATCATATACAGGAGTGAATTCAAAATCAGTGATGTTAACCAAATCCCCAGTGCTACCTGGGATTATTACTGGATCTGTCACAGCTTCTGTGCTACCGTCAGTATTAACCTGCGAATAGACATAACTAACACCACCTGGTGCATTTGTTGCTTCTATACTAAAAGGCATTGGATCTTCATATCCAACCACAATTGGACCAGAAACACTCAATGTTGGTGGTGGCAATACTGTAACAACCGCAGTGTCACTACCTGTTCCACCAGGACCAGTAGCAGTTCCTGTATAAACTATGGTTGATGTTGGTGTAATTACTTGCTGACCAACAAGGTTAGAGTTTCCAATTCCGTTGTCAATCGTCATATTATTAGCATCACCAGTAACATTCCATCTCAAGGTAGTGCTCTCTCCCAAGACAATAATAGGATCGTCAACAGTCATATTAACGTTCGGGGGAATCAATACAGTAACTGTGACAGAATCAGTTGTTGAATATGCTGGATTAATTGCCTGAACTGTATATGTAGTCGTAGAGGCTGGAGAGACACTAAATGATCCGCTTGTGCTTACATTTCCAATACCAGGCTGCACAGTAACTGAATTAATATCTCCACTTGAGCTCCACGATAATGTACTGCTATTCCCCAAAACAATACTAGTTGGGCTTGCACTTATGCTAGCAGAAGGGCGGTCATATGTAGTTTGAGAGATGTAGATTGCCCCATTGTCACCCCTTCTTCTATTGCCATTACCACCTTGTGTACCACCTTGCCCGATCGTCCAATATACTCTTTGACCAGCGATAGAACCATTCGATCCTCGATAGTATGTTGAGCGAGAAGCACCACCACCGCCACCACCACCAGTTAAACTAGGCGATCTCCACTGTCCCGCACCACCAGATCCATATGGTCCATAACCAGATGCAGCACGTTGATACTGACCGCCAGAATAGTTGATCTGACCATTCCTACCATAACGGTAGTTTCCATATCCACCATAACCACCACGATTTAGTTCTCCATGTCTACCACCCTGCGACCACAATCCTGTGGTATTCAGTCTAGTGTCTTGACCATTGTTAGGAGATCTACCAAAACCAACATTAGGGCGAGCACCACCGCCACCACCAGCAACAGTAATGTAATTAACTTGCTTTACATCTTGTCTTAAAACCTGACTGCTACTATACGTGTAGGTATTGTTATACGTAGCCATATCAGAACTTGATGATATAGTGTACCATGATGAATGGAGTTACCACTTGATTCAGAACCTCCAAGTTGGTTGTATCAACATCGATATATGATTCCATGTCATCCAACGGTACGTTCGTAGCTGGGAATGAATAACTGAAGTTATTACTGTAAGTAAAAGGTTTTGTAATTCTATGATCGTGTTGAACCGAACCTCTTGGCACATTTGGTTGAGTTTCCTCTAGGATGTTTTGTGCTTCTACGTTTGCATCAAATGCCGAATCAGCGTCACCAGTAAGTCCATCCCCATCAGTATTATAACCATCAGATGTAGTATTCAAAACACGCAAATCAGCGTCATGTTGGTGTGCTTGGAACTGTTCAATCGAAATGATAGTAGGCTCAACATTCCTAGGCATGTTAAACTTAAGATTACCCCTAAAATCAATACTTGATTGCGCCGTAACTTTCATGCCGTCTCCAGTATTGGAGATATAGTTTGTAATCAATCTTTCACCAAGTGGTGTGTTTGGCGTAACCTCAACACCAACCTTGTTTTGGTTGGGTTTATTGGTCAAGGTTGTCTCACGGTATTCACCCGATCCTCTACCACCAATCATAACTTTAGATCCTAGATCAGGTAACTGAAATGATCCAAGATCTCCTGTTTCAGGATCAGGATCGCGCAGAATAGCATTTGGTTTTGCAAATCTACATTCAGTGCCTACACCTAAAATTCTAGACAATAGCAAATAATCTTTTGCATTTAAAATAGCACCATTACATCTTAAAAATCCACCAGGCAGGTTATCTTTAAACACTGCAGTAGTAGGATCATTATTAAATCCCATACCAGGAACGGTATGAATCTGAATAGTTCCAGGAACACCACCCCAGTGAGATTTCTGTCTGGCGTAATTAGTAGATATAGACTTTCCCATTTTAGTATGCTCTGATGATGTATATGCAAGAAAGAGTTGGTTGTGCGATGTTCACGTCAATTTGCAATGCTTTTTCATTCTGTGAATTGTCTACATTGACTGTTGCTGGAAGGTTAACCTCACATACAATACTACTATTGGGTCTCAATCCAGATGAATCAAACTCAACATCAAATTCTCCATGGTCATGAGCTTCAATGAAATCACCACCAGGTTCAGTGTTTGTAAAATTGAGTCCAATATGACTCATCAGTGTATCACGAAGTTGTGATGCGTTTTGGTTGTTATCATCATAGTAATTTGTAAATCCAGTGGGAATATTCAAATTACCACCTCTAGCAGCTGCTGGAACTGCTCTACCTGAATCTAGAAATGGTCCTTCAGGTCTCAAATTAGTTACCTTAAATTGAGTTGAAATAGGAGTTGATAAAAGGTCTTTAGGTTTCAAGTTAACAGGAGGACTCTCGGATATTACGTGTGCTACGACAACACCTTGCGTTCCACCACCATGTCCATCAGGTATAACATCACCTGCTTCTGGCCAAGTTAGTGTATAGTCAAGTTCTTGACCACTTGGAATTGACGTTGCATCTCCAATTGCAATACCAGGACGTTCATCAACTGTACCTGGGTTACCATCACCAGCAGTCTCACTAGACCAACCAAAGTAGTAGGTATCACCTTGATCACTACCACCCTCGTTATCAACGTGTGAGTGATATAGTGTATATTTAATATTCTCGAATGCAGAAACACCTCTACCAGGTCTTTTTCGGTTTTGATCATCCAGTGTTGCGTATGTTCCTGGGTGGTTATGTCTCTTAACGTGCTTTCTTCCTAATTTTCTAGGACCAATATAAACCGTTGCAACACCTTCTCCATCTTCTTTTGTATTACCCGTGATCTTTCCTGAATATCCAGTTCTATCACCAGCGTTTATATTAAACAAAACATCAACAGTAACATCCGTTGGTGAAATTGTAACACCATTGTCATCATGGTCTCCAATGATTGGTGAGATGATGGTGAGAGCATCAGAATCTATGTCTGCAGCTCTACCTGTACCACCATTTGCAACGGGAGCGAAGTAACTCGATTCAATATCCATCAATGTTTTTTCATTCAAGTCAGGTAACTTGACCGTTCCAGTATAATCAGGGAAGTTGCCTGTAATAGATCCCCCCAAAGCATCATATGTATTACCAATAGCTTGTGTAAGCAGTGGATAATCTGCTGCGTCTACAACACCACCATCACATAAAATCCACCCAGGAGGGATGTTAGTTAATCCCCCCGTCCACGGCATGATGGTGCCAACCACCGCCGATCTTGCTGTTTTTGACTCCTGATAAAACATTAAATCAGACCTCGATTAAGAACCATCCGTCTTTTCCTGTTGGAACTGCAGTGTTACCGTCTGGAGTAGATGTACCAGCGAATACTAGTGCGAATCCAGCGTTAGGTGTTTGAACAACTAGTTCACCACCATCATAACCATTTAGGTCAGCAGTATTACCTGTCAATAGAGTGGTTCCTGTGTTGTCAGTTGCATTTTGTACTCTAATCGTAGATGGTGCTCTTACAATCAGCGAGAGGTTGTAAGTTAGAAGACCACCGATGTCCACGATACGAATCATGTCACCAATTAGAGCGTTTGTAGGTAGTTTAACAACGGTATTTTGAGTAACATTGAGGAAGTAGTTAACGTTTGCTTCTGCCTCAACTACAAAGTTGTCGCTGTACTCCCACTTACGTCCACCAGTTTGTGAGAAGTAGTTGCTAATGCCAGCGATATTGACAGCACCATCATTCTCAACCGAGAAGATCTTATTGCCACCAGAGTTGACTGTTAGATCACCACCATTGAGAGTCAGATCACCACCAGCAACAATGCTACCACCAAATGTTGATGTTCCTGTTCCTAGAGCAGAGAACGAACCGTAGGTAGTAAAGTCACCCGAAGAGTTGTTGAACTGAAGACGTGGTGTAGTGCCATCAGGTCCGAAGATATTGAAGTCACCACCATAGATCTCCAGATCACCAGTTGCGGTGTCAACACGGAGTGTGTTTCTTTCAGCGATGTTCTCGGATCCACCGTTAGTCAGTGTGAAGAACTGGGTCAGTTCTACAACAGATCCTCTTACCTTCAGAGTATCATTGGTGGTTAGTTTACCTTGAGTTACGGTATCGCCAGTTCCACCATCAACAACGAACTTGTTAAATCCTTGTCCGACAGATAGTGTGTTACCTACAAATGTGTTACCAGTTGTAGACTCAACCTTAAATACCTCGACTTCAGGATCACCACCGTCTGTGACAACCAGGGACTGAATGTCGGTAGATACCAATTCAGAAACCTTGACGATTTCAGAATTAGATAGGAGCAGGTAATCACTGGTGGTTAGAACACCACCAAATTCTGCAACACCGATTCTAACATCAACACTGTCTGCGAGGAGACCAGCGCCGCTGTTGATCTTAAGTTCAGCAGCCGCTACCTGATCAGACCAGATGTAAGTTCCTGTGGAAACATACTGACTTGTCTTGATTTGAAGGGAAGAAGCAGTTCCAGTGATGCCACCTTGAATTGGCCACGTACCATTCAGACCAACAATGTTAGTGCCAGAGATTGTAATAAACTCACCGTAATCAGCACCAACACTATCGTTAGTTTCGCTGTTCCAGTTGATTGTAACGATGTCAGTGCCATCAGCAACAACTGTTAGGATAGAACTATCGTTGATAGCGACACTAGATGTAGGATCTAGAGTTCCGCTATTATCAAAGTCAAATCCAGTGATGAACGAAGCATTGATCTGCTTGTCAAACTTGGAGATGATTGCATTATCTGGGTGATCAGTTCTAGCAGTTGTGCCATCTTTAGCACGAGTAACCAGAATTCTGAAACCAAGAGGATCAGCAGGGTCGGAGATGTTAGTTAGACCAGCAACCTCAAGGAGTTCGCTGTACTCTTCACCAACAGGAGAAATGTTTGTATCCTGTCCAGTTACTGCAGTGTCTCTTTCAATGAACAGTAGATCACCGATCTGGAAGTCATTGACAGAAGGTCTGGTGATTGGTAGCAAGTATACGTTACCAGAATCATTAGTTCCATTAACTCTGAAGGATAGGTCAACACCATTGGAGTTACCCAGTTTCGATGCCTCAATAGTCAACAGATCGTTGTCAGAGTAACCAGAACCAGGAGATACTAGAGTGATGTCTGCTGTGCCGTCAGATAGAACCTGAACAGTGAACAGAGCACCGCTACCTGTGCCACCAGTTGGTTGGATGAACGAGTATGTTTCGTTAGCAACCCATGTAGCACTCGACTCTGGAGTGATGCTATCGATTGCAGCAATCTGACCACCAGATAGGAGGTACTGATCACCACCCCAAGGTCCAACACCAGCAGTATCAATTTGTCTGCCAAGCTGGATGTACTTGAGGAACGTGATGTTAGGATTGTCAAGAGATCCAACGATGTGCTCTGATGCAGAAGTGCCGAATCTTGCTCTCTCAATCTCAATAATACCAGCATTTAGACCACCAGATAGTTTGATGGTAGAGTTAGATGTGGTGCTACCTTGTACAAGTAGAGAGTTTCTAATCGTTGTGCGACCACCAAGTGCTGCAATGTCAACTGTAGAAGAGTTAGCACCGAGGGTAACTCTCGTAGTGTTCTGACCATCACCAACGTTCAATGTTGCTGCGGTGGTGAAGATTCTGGTTGCAGATGTGCCAGCAAAAGCACCGACTTCCAGAGTACCATTCAGTTTGGTCTGATATGTACCGATCAGAGTTTGAGAGTTCAGGTTAGGAGCAGCACCACCAATCTTGATAGAGCAAGCAGCACCTACTACATCTTCTACCGATGCAATGTCAACAAATGCGTTAGTAGAACGCTTATGTACCTCAAAGGTAGTTACACCAGCGTTAGCACCAATTCTCAAGGTATGAGAAGAAGTATCAGCAACATTGTTACCGATGTTGATAAGCTGGTCACTAGTGGTGTTGTTGCCGATGTTGAACGATTCTGCGTCACTAGCAGCAATCAGGAAGTCAACGTTCTCGGTCAGGAATCTGAATGTTTCAGCAGTAGAGTTGATGTCTCCACCGTCAACACTCAAGTCATCCTGTGCAGTGATGTTACCAGAGAATCTAGAATCACCGATTACAACGAAGTTTCTATCGAGTTCGGTAGATGCATCTAGACCGATGCTGGTGTTAACACCAACGCGACCACCTACTCTGTAAGTAGAGGACTGATCGTTAGCTGCTAGATCAGAAGTTGCAACACGAAGTGTAGCGAAGTCATCAGGATCAGCACTGTCACCACCAACCAAGAATGCGTTAGTGAGTGCGAAGTATGTCTTACCGACAGAAGGTTCTGCTAGATAGTTGTTCGCAGTTACTGCACCAACGTTGTCATAAGTTACGAGAGACTTACCACTGATGAATGCGTTACCAACAACATCCAAGTTAGATCTTGGATCTGTTTCAGCAGTTACGGAAGCGGTGAGTACACCTTCCTTCGCCATTCTGCCGACAGTGTTGATACCCAGTCTGTAATCACCAGGTACTTCAGTTCTCGTGCGAAGTGTTTCAGCACCAATGACTCCAGTCTCCTTCCATCTGGACTTGGAGATTTCCATCTTCGCACCAGGACCTTCATCAGCCCAGGTGTAGACGTTCTGTGCAATCTCATTGAAGATTCTGATCTTACAGGTGTTACCCGAAGCAGAGAATCCACCAGCAAGAACTGCCCAAGAACCATTGAAGAAGGAGTTACTGAAGTTGGAGATGCGTAGTTTTTCACCAACTCTAATACCCAGACCAGCGTTATCCAGACCAGCAGCCCAGGTAATTGTAAGTTCTGAAGTATTGTTAGATGCAATGGTAAAGATCTGTAGATCACCAATTTCAGTGAAGAAGTTGGAGTATACCCAACCCATCGAACCGCTACTACCAACTTCTAGACCCTTGTAAAGTACATCACCAGAAGAAGGTAGGATAGAAGAACCATAACTGATGTTCTGTAGGGTGTAGAAGGCAGTGCCACCTTGACCATCAGCCAGAAGACCAGTGTTGTCAGGAGAAGTGTTAGAAGGAAGACCACCAGTGTAGTGAGTTCTCCAGCTGTAACCCTGACCAGGATCGTTTACGTTACCGCGTGGGTTAAACTTATAAACTGCAGCATCAATCTGGTTCTTGGTGATAATAACATCACCATCTCTAGTGTCTCTGAAGGAGGATCTATCTTGTGTAGGATCGTCACCAGTGTCAACCAGAGACAGGATGCGAAGTGCATCACCTTCTAGAGGATCGACGTTGATAGTAACAGGATTGTTCAGGAAGGTGTCACCCTCGATGGTTACCTTGTCATTGAAGGTAACTGCTGTATCGAAGGTAGTGACGAGTGCGCCGATTCCTTCATCGTCGTCACCACTGTCCTCAAGAACTGCCTGCTCAAGGAACGTCTCTTCGCCTGTAATAGCGTTGATCTTACGGTTACCGATATAGAGGTCACCGTTGGAGTTTAGACCCGTGTAGAAGACGATACCAGCGTCCTCACGCTTCGCTTGTGCGTAGAAGTCCTGCTTATCAGATAGAACGACTTCCTGACGCAGTGGGAAACCAGTTGAGTAGTTACCAGGACCGAAACCAAGGTATTCAAACGTATGGTTACCAGATCTTGCAATCGAAGGACGACGCAGTTCAGTGTAGAATCTTCTGTCTAGAGGATATACAGAGTCACCAGAGATAGGAATCTGTCTGTTTTCGGAACCTACAGATGCGTTACCTTCTTGTGCTTGAATTCTGTTATCCAGAATCACACTGTTCAGATCGCTTGTGGTATTGGTATAATCAAAACCAGAGAAAGGTAGCGTTCTAGTCAAATCAATGATCGCTTCCTTCGTTTCACTGAACTTGTAGTCGTTAAGAGTAACAAGACCGTGAACGTAGTTGTCAGCAGCCGCAGCAGATGCTGGGGGATCAAGAACCGTTGTATCTCTAGATCCAGTGTCAACATTGATCTGGAACCACAGTGGGTCATTCTTGTAGTCTAGAGGATACAGGTTAGAAATAGGTTGGGAGAACCTGTAGTAGTGGAAGTTAGTTCCAACACCAGCACCCAGAGGATATGGAGAGATGTTACCACGGACACATGTCAGATAGTAGATACCATCTTGCTGTAGAGGAATCTGCTCTTGGATAGTCTCAACATCAAAGATGTAGAAGGTATCATCAATTTCAGGTACATCCTCTAGTGTAGTGACAGTGTATGTGTCGCCACCAGGTGTAGTAATCTTGTCACCAGGTACTACAGTGTAAACATTAGCGCCCTCGATTCTGTAGAGATAGTTCTTTCTATCAGATCTAGAGAGTTGTGTTGGATATGCATCAGGATATCCAGAAAGGTTGAAGAACGTACCGTTATTCTGAACAAATGTAGTGTCACTGTTAACAGAGTAATCTAGTTTTCCAGTGATGTTCTTAAGGATAACAAATGCGGTAGCATCTGCTTGATAATATCCGTGAACGAAAGCAGATCCAGAGCAGTAACCAGTCCAGCTAACGTAGTTAGAGTCATCGCTGTTGTAGATGCTAGTTTGAATACCTGCACCCTGTGGAGTTCCAATCTCAACAACAGTGAAGATTTCATTCTTCAGTTGCTGGTTGATGATCGTATGATCAAATACAGTCAACTCAAGTCTATCCACCAGGGTTCCTGTACCTTGAGGATCAACCTCAATGGTTCTAGCAGACTGGATAGTAGTTGCAATCTTGGACTCAAACTCGATCTGTAGAGGATTTTCGTATGGATCATAGAATCCACCACTAACATCGACACTAGCGGCATCTAGGTCCGCCAGGGAGAGACCCAGCTGTTCACCAGCACGAGCAGGGTTAAAGAACTGTGCAACGTCTGGAGCGCCGTTGCTGAAGGGTTCTAGGTAGAACTTCTGTGGCTTCAGGCGTCTTCTGTCGTCAGTTCTTGTCTTAATGACATAACCATTGAGAGGTTCACGAACTGTCTGCAGATATTGTGGCAGAACATAACGCAAACGATAGATTCTGTCGAGAGCAGGTCTTTCATCCAGAATTCTTTCGTACCAAGTATCTGGGGTAAACAGGTTACCAGTTCCATCTACAAAGTCGGACTGGTGGAATCTAGTGAGGATAGCATTAGGATCAAGACCACCTGCAGATTCAGGTTTGACATTCAAGTACCATCTTTGGAAGTCAACTGGGTCGTACTTGAGGGGGGAAGTCTTTTTATTGCCATAGACGATAAAGTCGCTTCCGCTACCTGAAGTAAATATGACAGCATTTGTGCCAGCTTGAGCATCCGATTGTGTGGTATGAACACTAAACTTCGTTTTGGTGATAAAACGTGGGTAGTAATACACATCTGTTGCCACGTCGCCAGCGCCCGAAATAGTTGGGAGTTGAGAACTTGCATCGCCAGATGTAGCGAAGAAAATTGTTTGTGCAGGGACATTTGGTACAGGAACGTCGAATACGTGTGGAATATCCGTTTCGATGTAGATACCAGAGACATTACAAACATATCTGTGCAGATCATAACTTTCGTCAAGAACCTGTTGTTGGACTAGTAGTTCAACATCTGGGCTCATGCTCTCCGTTTCAGAAGAGTAAATGTAAATACCAGCAGCAGCGTTTTCTTTAGTAGCAGCAAGCATCAACTTGGTGCCTGCAGTATTATCGAACTCTGAAGTATTATTAAACGAATTTGGATATGTATCTCTGCCAGGAGCAATTACATAGTATGGTCTGTTAGTCTCAAAACCACGAGGTAGTCTGACTAGGCGCTTATCAACGCCAGCATTAGTTGCTCTTGGAACAAGTCTTACAGGGGTTCCAGTTTGGAATCCATGAGGGTCGGTCTGTCCTAGACCAGTATCAATCGTGAATACAGTTGCTCTACCAATCAGAGCCGAAGACTCAATGATAGGTTCAACTCTAGTTACCTGATTAGCATTGCCATTGAGGACCAGATTGACAACATCGAAGTATCCTTCGATCGCAGACGCAATGTTAGTACACTCGGGATACTCATCATCTTGAGTGATCGAGAGGTCAATGACTCTTTGAGCACCAGAGTAGATATTAGAATTCTCGAAGTACAACCATGCAGTTGTGCTATCTTGCTGTGGTTGATATGTCTGACCAGTGTTAGGATCAGTCAACACGATTGTGGTCGCATTAACAATCTGACCAATAATTAGTGGACTACCACCGAGCAAGTTAGTACCCAGAGGAACAGCACCTTCGTTTAGAAGACCATTAGTGAAGTCAGATTCAGCATACTCATTGACCTGCATACCAGGTACAAGACCAGAAGTGTCGCCAACAACAACGTTGGTGCTGCTGGTAGACGTGGTGCAGTTCTTGATTAGCAGTGTACCATTACGGATTACACCGAAGATCAATCTCTTCAGATAGTCATAAGCAATCAGAGTCTCGGTAAGTTCTCCATCAACATAGGATACGTTACCGCCAGAGAGGTAAGACTCTGCAGCATATACAGTGTTAATGTTACCACCAACGCGAAGGTCTTTTACGACTGCATCAGTGATAAATCCGATGTCTCTTTCACACTTGGTGATAGTCAGAGACTGATTAGTCAGCAGTGCTGGATAGAGATCAGTGATATATCCATAAGTTTCTTGTGCCAGATACTCTCTGTTCTTCTCGATGAGGTTAGCAGCATCATATGCCTTGTTAAAGTCATCGTTACCATCACCATTTAGGTCGAACAATACGTTCAGGTTAGTAGGTGTTAAGGTAGACAGAGATGCTCTGTAAGTAGTGATACCAGATGGTTCTAGTGTGCCATGGTAAGTTTGCTTACCACCTACACCACCAGAAGGTAGTTTGACATACAGTCTATCATCTTGCTTGGCACCAATTCTGTATCCATCGATGGATGCAGCAGGACGTGTTGCTGGATCTACGTTGATGTCACCTGCTAGGTATAGCTTGGTGTCGTTAGCAACATCGTTGGATGCTTCAATGTCAAGGGTGTAATAAGCATTCTTCTTGATTGCTTCCTGATTTGTATTAACAACCTTGGGAGGAATAATAGCATCGATGTAACCACCCTTGTCCTGGTTGAATGCAAATCCTTTGAAACCAATAGAGTGGAGCGAGGTGT